CCGAATTTTTTCTTAAAATCTTTGTTCAGAGTTACTGCCTTGTTAAATTTTACAATTTGTCCTAACGGCATTGGTTTAAATTTACCGTTGCGTTCACTTCTACGGTTATCAACACGTATAAATTCAACGCTTTTTCTGTTTGAGATTACCTTTTCCTCCATATATATACTAATTAAAAATTACACTTTTGATATTGTTTCAGCAGATGTCAAGGTTGGTATATTTGGAGTTCCAAGTTGAGCCCTTGCGTCTTCCTCAGTTAATCCAAATCTATCCTGTACTAACGCTACAGCAGCGTCCAAATCATATAGACCTGAAGCTACAGCCTTAACTATCTCAATCATTCCTGTCAATCCACCAACAGACCCTCTCAGTTCAGCTGTACTATCCATAGCGTTTGACGTGGTAGACGCAAGTATATCAGCTGCCGCTGTTTGTGGTGCAGGTTGTAAAGTAAATAGAATCTTATTTGCTTTGTCTACAAACAATTGTTTCTTTTCATCTAGTGATAAATCAACAAATGTTTCAAGTCCAATTTCATCAAGAATTTCTTTATAAATTGTACTGAATGAATCGTGAATTATAGCCTCAGTTTTTGTACAAGTAACTCCAATCATTGTTCTAATTGTCATGGAATCCTTAGACCATAACCTGTCAATCTGCATAGCTAATTCAGTTTCATATTCTGCTGCTGCATTTGTATTAAAACGAGTATTTGTACTTTCGTTAATTAACTCTTTAACATAAGGCTGTGGAAGGTTGTTTTTAATTGCATCACCTATCTCAACTGTTATGTCTTCATTTGTTCTGAAGCTGAAGTATGTAGGTCTACGAATAGAAGGCATTTTAAAAGATTCTCCGTAGCGCATGAATCCTATACCTTGTATAGCGAACTCCATTAAATCAAATAACTCATTACTGAACTGTAATAAGAATGAATGAAACTCTTCCTTTTCTAATGCTGAACCAGTTGCTGTATTACTTTTAGCCTCCTCTGATTCAAATAAGAAATTAAATGCAGAACGTTTTTTCTCTTCAATTTGATTTTTAGTATATTCTAAAATATCTGAATCAGGCGCAGCGAACTGAATCGGAGGTGTCATTGCTAAATTATTATCTTGTCCAATGCCTCTTGTAGCAGCTATCTCATAAACTCCTGTGGGGCTATGGCTTGACTGTTTACCAGTTCCATTACAAGATGGACATTCTCCAAATTTACCTTTGTCTCCATACCAAATCTTACCATTATTACAAGCCTGTCCTAAATTATCTGTATAGTTACAACGATCTACAACGGCTATAATAATAGGAAACGCAAGCTTATAAGTTGACATCATTAAATTAGATGATAATCTAATAACATCATTCAAATCAGGCACCGCATCAATAAACCACGAATGATAATAAATATCGCCGTCTTCAGTTACAATTGGTTTACCTCCTAATCTACGAGCCGGAACGTATCCCCAGTTATGCTCATACATTAAAGTATATTCAAATACGGGTTTTTTATTTTCAACTCCAACCTGTTTAATTTTCCAATAGCTATTCTTATCAAAGAATTCAAATTCTATACCATCATGCTTATATTTACCATCAAATCCTATGTACTTAACTTTTTTATCAGTTATAATAAGCAAGTATTCGTTTTCATCAAATTCTACAATATCAAGTTCAGGAATGATATAAGCTACGGGGCTAATCATTTCTGATTGATCAGCGTGAAATATTTCATCTTCATCATAATAACCTGGTATATGATCAGGCTTAATTAAAAGAATTTGGTTCGGGTAATCAATTTTACGATCCCGTACAATGTCAAAGAAAAAAGATTCCAAGCTATGATACTCAGGATAATCAGAGTAAAAATAAGGTTTCTGTTCAGCATCCCATCCAGTTATAGAATAATTTTGCTTATTAGCAATTATTTTAGTTTTATTTTTAGCTCTATTCCAAGTTGAGTTTGTGTAAGATTCATACAGTCCCATCTGATATTCCCATTCATCAGGAGATTGATTAGGTGCTTTTGATCTTAAAATCTCATAAGGGAATACGCCTAATTTAGCATGGACAGCAACTATATCATGTTGCTTAATTGTTTCTTTATAAACATCATTAAAATCAGGGAGCCTATCATAATAAGCGTTTAGATTATATCCATTTTTGAATGAATACAATCTCTCTCCAACTTTATTCAATGTCATTTTGCTGACAGCCTCGCTAACCAGCTTATCAATAAAAGAAACTATTTCTTCCATTTAAATTTATTTAATTGGTCTTACCGGCTTCGGTCTTGGTTTGCTACAAGCTCCACATGGTTTCATAATTACAAATATAAATGTTTTTTTATTAATTACAAATTTTTATACCATCCTTTGTTATACACCAATATCTACCATCAAAAGTTGAACCATCAGATAAACCTGGTTCTAACTGCATAGCCAACCCATCCCATTCTATTTTAGGTATATTTATCAGCTGTTCTTTGCCTTCGTATATTGGATAGTTGTGAGAACCATGAAGCCCTATAATATCCATATACTTATCAATGCCTTCATAATCCATCCAGTTATAACGCTTAGACATGAACTGTTTAGGTATCTTTAAATCATGTATAGCTTTATTAATTACACATTGCTCGCCCCATTGCTTAGGCACATCAGTATAAATTTCGCAGCAATAATCCATTAAATGCTTATGATATTTACGGTTAACCGTATAAAAACCAGCGTTAAAATACTCTGATTTATCAATCCCTAACCTTTCGGCTTGCTTTTGTACGTCTCCCTTCCAAATCCTATCCCTCACACACCAAAAATACGGGCTTCCGTCTAAGTTCAAAGGGTTCCATTCGGCTATACAGTGCCAATCTGCATCGAAATAAACGTATGAATTAACAGTTGGTAGTATATCAAATATCTTGAACTTTAAATACCAGGTTTTCTCATTAAGATATTCTATTCCTTTACTTTCAATTTCAGGCAAATAAAAATCTAAATGCTTTTCTTCCAGTATAAACACATCTAAACCTGTATGTTTTCTGAACGCTTCAGCTGATTTTTCAGCGTAAAGTTTATACTTCTCTCCTATGCCAATCGTAACCCCTATCATTTGTAAAAAATTCCAGTTGTTCTGCCTTTAATATCTGTCATTGTCTTGTAAGATTTAAAATTTATCTTACTAATTAGCCCATCCAAATCAGTTATCTGATCTAAATCATGCATTGCTAGTACTCCGCCTTCGTTAATTAGTGTTGATAGTGCTATATATTCATTAACTACTATATCACCATGCTGAGCATCATGAAAAATATAGTCATATTTAGTTCTGTTATACCTTGCATTATTAATAAAATCCCAAGTTGAGCAGTCCTTTGATTCAATATAATTAACTCCATGTTTATGCCAGTAATTCTGCCTATAATCTGAAGATATTTCATCGCATAAATCAACTGAGGTTATGGATAATAAAGGATAAAAACGCTGAATGTAGGACAGTGCTAATGTGCTAACACCTAAATAACTGCCAATCTCTACAATAGTTTTACAATTACGTTCCAAGCCTGCATAAAATAGTTCATAAATATGATTAATATCAGTAGTATATCCATGACTATCATCAAGGCTTAAAATATCTCTTCGTGTTACTTGCAATAACTCATTAAACTCCATAATTCTTTATCTTTAATTTTGAAAATTCTATTCTCGTAATCCTGGTATCCAAATGATACAGACCATTCGCCGTTATCTAAAATTGCACCGCATGGGAATACTACAAAAACAACGTTGCAAGGTCGTGCAATACTCATATCAAAAAACTCACCCATAATTAACGGCTCTTTTGTGTATGCTATCGGTTTAAAAGGTGGCTTACTTTCAAAGGCATAAGCCCCAGCAAAATAAACACGACCCCATTTCTCTGAATTTAATTTATAAGATGAATGAAAAAAACTTAAATAGTAATCACCCATATTATACGCCGGAGTTCCACCTCTAAGATAGCCGTATTTAAACTCAGGATTCCATTCGTGTTCATAAATATTACCTTCTAAATCTACAACAGTATGAATAGGAGCTGTATTATAAACAAAATGTACTTTGTTATTATAATCAAATGGTGTCCAATTCTTTTCTCTGCCGTCATGCCCTACTCCGTTACGTTTTGGACTTTCTAAATAGCTACCTTTATCATTCTTTGATAAGTTTGCTAAAGCCATCTTATACCCATCAGTATAAGCTAACATTAAATCTCCGTTGCTTTCAAATAGTCTAGGGTCTTCAACGTGAAAACCTCTGAAGCTACTATATAAATCTAATAGTTTATTTGTCTTTTCAATCGGTTGGTAATTACTATCTAATTCAACAAGTCCTAACTTTTGATTCTCAAAGAAACGAGGCTGTGGCATCTCCATACGATAACAAAATAAATTCTTATCGTTGTATTTTATTATTGACCCGTTTAGCCAGTTCGTTACTTTCAAATCTCTTCCACGTTGATCCTTGTAGCTTTTAAGTAACAATTTAGAATCAATTAGAATCGTATCATTTATTTTTATATGTGTATCAAATTGACTTAATTCAGCTCTTAAATTCTGTTCTAAAATTGCCTGAGAATTATCAGTTTTAACTAATCTTACATTCGCTTTATGAACCATTTTATTTTTCATCAGCGTTTGTATCTTGTACGGATTATGCTTACCGAAAATATTCCTATGGATTTGTTGAGCATACAAATCATAATTTTTATAATGAAACGCATACTCGTGATGCTTACCACCCCAAAATGATAGGAATACAGAATCTTTTGCAAGTTGTGTAATTCCTTTTTTACCATTCATTTGGCAGGGGTACGTTGAACAGCTTTTATTAAATTCTACATTTAAACCAGTTTGTGCAGCCGCTACATCAAAGGCTAATTCATCAGGAAACTTATTACCCCATTTTGATTTATAATTAGGTATGTAATTTGCCTTAGCTTGTTTCCAAAACGCTTTGGCTTCCTTTGTTTTTTTAGTGTAAATAAATGATGAATTAATTTCTACAATTTTAAACTTCTCAGGCAGTTTATAAGCCTGTTTAAGTTCATCCCATTGCATCCAAATACAATCCCAGTTTGAATCCTGATAGTTATATTTTTTTACTATCTGTAAACCTACATGATTATTTTTACAAGCTTCAAATAACTGATTTAATGGAGCAATTGCAATGCTATCTGAATCTAAATAAATATTCTCATCATGTGAGAAGTAATCAAACAAAGATAGTTTACAATGTCCGGGCTGAAATTCATTATTGACATTATACGCTGTTTCATCTATTTTAATATTAGCATCAAAAACAAACTGTTCATTTATTGGTATGCTATTAAAGTTACCATCATGTAGTAACGTTACAAATAACTCAGGGCTGTGAAACTTAACTGATGCAGCTAAGTTTACAGCCCAATTATAATAAGAGTTATCTCTTAATGCGAGAATATAAACGCCCCTTGCCATAAGCGTTTGTTTATTATCCGAAGATACCCGCAGGAGCAGTATATAGAGTTGGGAATTCATCAGGAGCTGAACGCCACTGAGCAGTGTTTACATACTTCTGAAAATCTGCATTTAGATCATCAGTTGCAGGCAAACAAGTCCAAGTAACTGGCAATACAACTACTCTGATTTCATCCTCTTCAAAGTTATACCATGCTAAGTAAGTCTCACGACCGTTAAGAGTTTCGTAGAATGTATCGTTATTACTATCTACGTTAGGATCTTCAACGTTCAAAGTATGTTCTAACTTCATTAATACGTTAGCAGCACCTCTAGCACGTGGATTAGCAGCAGTTACAGGAGAAGCCTGTACATAAGTTGCTTTAATTTCTTTGATAATTTTTACATTACCAGCTGCAATCTGAGCAGTCCACTGAGCAGCATTACTGAAATCAGTAAAGCCATGATCTTTGTCGATGATAGCTACTGCAGAAATTCCAGGAATCTTATTAATTCCACAAGCGTTTTCGCTGTAGTTTGGCAAGTCATCGAAACAGTTGTTGTATGACATAATTTTTAAAGTTTACTAGTTTATAGACAAATATACAATTTTTTTTTAAATTCCAATTCTTTTTTTAATATTTTCAGGCAGATCATCAGGATCAATATTACCGTTCTCAATATTACGTTTAATAACACTTGTAGGTACATCTTTTAAACCTTTCGGTATAAAATCATGATTGCAATTATAACCCCCTGCCAAAGTAAATATAGTTCTAGGTGTTGTTCCTTTTGCTTGACCAGCCCATGTTTTTGTACCCCAACTTTCAATCTCTTTTTTATGATAAACTTTACCTGCCCTTTCTTGACAAAATGGTCTTGTAGTATCCATTAAACCACCTGCGTATTCAAAGAATTCAATACCTAAATCATCTGCAATAACCTTAGTCATGTTCCGTTCAGTTCCGGCGAATAAGTCTATAGCGTTCTGCCTTGCGTATCTTACTAAGTTACCTTCAATTTTATTATTACCTTGTATGGATGCAGATATACTGTCCACCATATCCCCAAAAGTATCACTATTAGTTATTGAATCTTGAAGTAAAATTTTAAAATCATCAACAGCAGTAACTACAGCCGATTCAGCAAGTAATTCAATTGCAGTTTTTTTACTTGTTTCGTAAACAGCTTTATAAATATTTTTATAATCAAATTTACCTAGCGCACCCTGTAAATATTCTACATTTAAAGCGTTCTGCAAATCCATTTCTTTGGCAAAAAAAGTTACTGAATCTGTATAACCTTGAGCATACAATTCATCTCTATATTTTTCACCTATGGTTTCAATTAAAGCTAGGTTATAATTATTCAATAATATTTCACCTTCTACATCTAGTTGTAACTTATTTAAATCCCTTAGAATAGCTTTAAATACCTTTATTTGAGTCTTCTCTACTTGCGTAGCAAACTGATCAGGTATTGTTTCTAAACGCTTTAATTTTTCCTCTAATATGGTTGCCAACTTTGCCATAATTAAAACCTATTTTCTAAATTTGTTTGATCTACTTTTGATACTTCTACAATTACCTTAGCAAGCTCAGAGTTATCATCCCAATCAGGCGTATAATCACCAGTTCTTATATAAGCTACATCCTGGATAGTAACTGTACGATGTGATAAACCAACTGCCAAAGCGTTATGCAAGTATTCAGGTATTGGGCTGATTGCAAGCTCCTCAATCTTTTGCCCGTTGTAATAAGGCATACCCATTCTACCTAAACTATTTTTGAAAGGAGAAAATTCTAAATCATTTATCTTAGCATTCCTAACCCTTGCATTTAAACGTACTGAGTTAGTGAAACCGTCTTGATACCAATATCCAAATGAATTAGTATTGTTTGTCCATGATATTTTTATAGTACAGTTATCCTGATCGCAAACATGAAAACATTCACTCTTACCATCTACAACTAAATCATCAGAAGCTACTGTAACAGATATGTTATCTATACTTAATGTTGTACTTGTTGTGGAAGCTACAATCTGAAACATCGAATCAAATGCAATGCCTGGAGTTATTGTAAAGCTATACGTTCCATTTAATGAATACGTTGCAGAAGATGTTGTTCCTAATACAAAATAAACTCCGCCCTCTGTTCTATTGCTTATTGTGAAAGTTACTGTATAGCTTGTAGTTCCATCGAATACAATAGCTTCATTTCCACAATATAAATAGTTTGTAGCCGTATCAGTTATAGCCCTTGCAGATACAAAGTTTAATTTTCCTTCTGAAATATTGGTAAAGCTAGTTAATTCCCATCCTCCATCACTTTCAAAATCTCCATTAGGTAGTGTGTTTGTTAATTGACATCCTACGTTATCGTAAATCCAAAATCTATAACATCCACAATAATCCTCTCCAAGTTGACCACCCCATGAACCCTGAACAACTACGTTACCAATATTTAAACTGTCGCTTGTTTCTACATGAGTTGTTGAGCTGATTAAATTATCAGATAAATCTCTAATTTCTATTAAATATGTTTGGTTTAATTCTAATGCATTTATAGCACTTATGTTACCAATAAAATCAGCAGTATAATCAAAATCTATTTTAGAAGTTGATAGCATTTGACCGTAAAATGTATACGTTCCGTTTGCTCCTATCGTACCTATTGCATTATTACCTAATTTAACAGTAAACGCCCCTGATACATAATCAGTAACTGATAAACTTACTTTATACCAATTACCTACGATACCCGTATTTAAAGCAAAACCACCTGTATTATTTGTATTTGAAAACGTAAAAGTATTGTTATCAAAGTATACTCCTGTATCTACATTAATATTATATATTTTATAGTTCTTTGGAGTGGCTGTAAATATATCATCGAACAAACCAACCGTTGTGGCTGTTATACTTCCAGTAACTGTAGATGATAAATTATCTGATGTATTCACTACAAGCTTTCCAGTCGTAACTCCACTTGCAAAAAACGAAGCTCCGGAATCTACAAGCTGATTAGCTACTACGCTTGTGTTAGCACCGAACACAATTGGATTAGCTATTAATTCATCGAACAAATTGCTACCGATTGTTGAAGCTTTGTACTGAAAACCATAACTATCGGTTATATCCGCCTCTTGACAAAATGAAGGCGTTATAAAATCACAATCGTAAATTCTACGTTGATCGTATGCAGAGTTCTGAAATATACTTGCATCGTTAGGACCACGACCTGTTATCTTATAAAATTGTACGGGACTGTTTTGTAAATATTGTATTGGCATAACACAAAGATATTAAATTCCTGATTTCTTTCGCAATAATCTTACTGTTGTTTCGCCTGTTATTACATTCCTATTAATCTCTTCAGGATAACCTAAGTCAAACTTATTCTCTCCATACTGAACGTTAAGGTATTTGTAAGGCGTAGCCTTTAAATTATTCCAAGTTGTAGAATCTAATTTATTATTGAATTCTAAATTAACTACAAAGGCTTCATCTGCTGAACCAGGTTGGTAAACACCGCCACCGTTAGCTACAGCGTTACAATTAAAAAAACTTTCAGCAATATAACCCCATAACCCATTGAACTGTCCAGTAGGTGCAAATGGTGCAGATGTTGAACTTGGGCGAGCTATAACGCAATAGATTAAATCACCAGCCTCGCAATTAAATACTCCATTAATCCAACCTGAAATACTTGGATACCATTCCGTTCCATTAGGTACAAACAAAACATCCTGAGAAACAGGTACTGATTTTAATACTGTATTAGCTGAATCAGTATGCCACATCTCACATTGGAAAAAAGAAAACCCTGTATAGTTTGCATTCTTAATTCCTATAGCAGATTGAAACTCATAAGCCCCATCCGCGGGAACTGTATAAATTCCAGTTACAGGATCATAGTTGGAGTTAGGGTCTGTTATCTCAATATCAAAACGAATTCTTTTATAATCAGAATTAAATGTATTAAAGAAATACAATGCATTACTTGATTGATTATATGTATTCGTTTCAGCACTGAACACATCGTTACCGTCTCCTAAGTAAATAGCTACATCCTGAGGTATAGAACCTTGATGCCTTGTTAATACATTTGCATTAGAATAAAAATCATTATAATAATATTGAGTTATACCGCCAAATGTAAACTCTGATTTATACGCTAAAATATCACTTCCTTTACTTTCGTTTTTATCTAAGTGAACAAGTATTGTATCTTCATCATCAGTTGGGTTACCGTCTGGTTTATATATTTTATAGTTATCAAAAGGACCATTAAATATATCATCCTGTAATGTTAATACTTGAGCAGTTACAGCGGTTATGTAAGTGTATGTATTATCCAATGAATTGTACGCAATATCCCCAACTTGTACATCTGCATTTGTAAAATCAGCCGCAGGGTCTTCTAATTCAAATGGATTATTAGCAAAGTTAGTATAACTTTCAGCTATCAATTGGGCAGTTGTAAAGCCACTAACAGAAGGTAAGTTTTGACGTATTGAATTGCTATGTATAATTACATTTTGCATTCTTAAGTCAAACTCTGAATCAATATTACACTGTCCTTTTAAATGATACTCCTCTTGATTTTGATAAGCTAATGGTACATCAGGTAATGGAAAATCTTCAGGGCGTGTTGAACATCCTATGATAATCCTAGCGTATTGTCGATCTATATTTATCTTTTCAATTAATGAATCAACAGTTGTAAAATATATATTGCTATCCTGTTGTTTATAATAATCGTAATCTTCAATACGGATTAACGGTCTATTGTTTGCTTGCCTTTCAACTGAGATAGCAAGGTTTAGCAACTTTTGAACATCAGTAAATAATTCCTCAAATGAAATGTAAATATCTACTCCAGTTCCTGTTTTTAATTCTAGTGCATTTATTAAAGCTGTCCACGCCGCCTCTGTATCATTTGATGGTGAACCTATATTATAAGTTAAATAGTTACTGTCAAAATCAACAGTATCATCAGTCATCGCCGCGATTAGAAAATTGAATGCATCGTATAAAAACATTCCAGTTCTTTTTGCAGGTTCTAATCCAACCGCTTCATCATCAAAATACCTACCGTAAAATGGAGAAAAGAAATTAAATGTATTGTATAGTACTGTTCTACTGCTAATATCTACATCATTCTTTGAACGTGGAACGCCTAGTTTAAACTTTATATTTTTATTGTTATCAATCTTTGCCATGAATGAATCATCCACGATCTCACAAATAGCTTGAGATTTTACCTTATCCCATTCAATATCAGATGTTTTTATAAACCCTCTAAATACTAATTCATTTTCCTCAACTTTTAGGATGTCAATAGAAACCTCTTCACAATAGTTATTATCAAAAATATTTCTAAGCGTTTCATAATCTTCATTAAAAAACGTTACCGTTCCCTCGAGTTCTAAAAAATATCCTTTTAATACTTCTGAATAATACAGCCTTTCGCTTATATCGTTAGCTCCTATCGGAGGGTTTATACATTCAGTTCCGTTTAAGATAAATTTAAGCATATCCTCCTCGTTTCTTATTGTTTCTACTCATAGCCTTTGACAAAGTATGAAACCCTGATTGATTAATATTAGAGTTTTTTTCCAATGATCTGTACAATCTATAATCATCAAAGATACTATTTACTTTTAAAGCCTCTGCAATGTTCTGAGCTAAATCTTTATTCCTTGCCTGCTCTACTGCCGGAGCTACCCAGTTGCTCATGATATAATCATCTAAATTACCTTTGATCCACGCCGAAGCTAAACCAGGATATTTATTATTCTTATCCGTTGGTATTACCGCCTCACCTTCGTTAAGCCAGGCAGGTATAGTATCCACCCCTCTAGGATTACCGTTTAATCCAACAAAGGCAGTACCTTCTGCGTAAGCAGGTACTTGAGATTGATTAACTATTGCAATGGATTGACCTATTGCAGTCGTAACCGCAGCAACCCCTGAAATAATATTAGCAGCAATAGCAAATGGCGTAGCGGATTCTTTTGTAATGTTTGCAATGATGTTAGCGATGGATTCAGCTAACTTTAATTGAATAGCAAATAAAGCCAATGCCTTTTGAAACTCGGCGTTCTTTTGACCTGATGCAGCCGCAGCATCTCCAATAGCGGTAAACAACTCAGATATTGAACCAGCAACTTGAGCTACGCCTTCAGATGTTTTTATGATATTATTAATCCGTTTAATAGTAGGATCTTCGGCTTCAGCAAGCTGTTGGTTGGCTCTAACATAGTTTTTAATTGCATCTGTATTTTTATTCCAGGCTTGCTCTTGTTGTGGCAATAAATCGATTAATTCTTTTGTAGGTTCTTTAATGACACCTTGTAATTTAACAGTACTATCTAATGCGGCATTATATTCTAGTTGAATCTTTTCAAGTCGTTCTGTTAATTCAGCTATTTTACGTTCTTGTTCGTAATAGTCCTTACCTAGCGTTACGTTATCTGCTAATAATTTTTTGGCATCATTTAATTGCTTATTTAATAAATCAAATGCTCCTAACTGTTGTTTTTTAGCTTCTGTATTTTTCTTTGTTTCCTCAGTATCTGTTTTAACAGCTGTTGTTTGTTCTTTAACTGCTGTTGTGGTTTGTGTTATTTTCTTAGCTACTTTTTCTTGACCATCCCCTAACTTTGCAATCTGTTCTGCTATGAATTCAAAAGGAATTGCCAACTTATCAAAAACCTCTCCTAATAAACCGCCCTCTTCTCTTATTTGTCTAAACCATTTTATACCATCGGCTATAAGGTTAATTAAAGTTGATAGTATATCAGCAACTAATCTTAAAGGGCTAGTTAAAATATCAAGCACACCGCCTAAAATATCTAATGTTCCAACTAACTTATCACCTGCTGAAGTTGTGCCAGTTACTGCCTCAAATAAATTATTTAAAGCTGAAAATACCTGGTTAATTGGTTGGAAAATAGTACTAAATATTTCTCCAAGTTCAGCCATAACAGCGTTAAAATCTGTTTCTGCTGCGAACTCTGAAAGGCTATCTATTAAATTACTTATAACAGGAATAAAGGCGGCCCCTATCTCTTCCTGAATATCTCCTAACTGATTTTGAAACCTTATTAATTGCCCTTCTGTTGTTTCACCTGCTGCCTCTGCTAATCCGTTGTATTTACTTATTACTAAATCAACAGCAGCTCCGTTAGCTAACTGTTCTTTTGTTAATTTACCAAAGCCTGCATCTAATTTACCTAATCTCCCTACTGATCCTTCATAAGTTGCAGATAATTGCTCAGTTACTGTTTGTAAATCACCGCCCGTAACTGTAGCTAACTGAATAGAGGCATCAATCGTTTTCATAATTTGCTCCTCAGTCATACCTTGATTAGCTAGGAACGTTTGCGCCTGTTGAATCTGATCATCTGAATAAATGGTAGTTTTCTGAATCCTAGCAGATTGTTCAATGAGTCTTTGTTGAACCTCAGCGTTACCATTCAACGCAAACAATAATAACTTTGCATTTTTCTCAGCTTCTAAGTAAGCATTTACGCTTGCCTTTCCAAATTGAATAACCTGTTGTACTCCAAACGCTACACCAATAGCAGCACCTACACCTTTTAAACTATTTGAAACCTGGTTAAAACTTTCAGTAGCTGCCTTTCCTGTTTCAGAAGTTTTTTTCTGTGTAGTATCTAAGTCCTTTCGTACGTTAGCCAGATCAGTTTTAAAGCCTTTTACATCTGCCTGGAGTTCAAGTATTATTTTATCAACAGCCATGTTAATTTATATTATTGTTTGCTGCCTGTTCTGCTTTCCGTTTCTTAATTGTTCGTGCTAATATACGAAAAAAATCATCAACTATTCCACGATTGTATAATTCTCTAAACGCCACCTCATCATCATTACACAATACCATTAAATTCTCTTTATATTCACTTACAAAGTTGAAGACTTTATCTCGCCAAGAATGGTATCGTATGTCATATTTGATTTTTCTACTATCCTTAGGTGTGCTTCCCACGTATCCTTGAGTCCGTTTATTAATTCTTTGGAGTTGGGTAAATATACGTTCAACCCACTCTCTATTATAAAAGGGTTAGCACCCCCTTCTCTTTTTAAATATTCAACCTTTTCTTTATGAATTACTTCGTTAATCTCAAACGGATTCTCATCATTACGGATAAGATTCAACGCTGCTAATTCAGTCATGATGTCAGGGTGAAACATTAGCGTTTCTTTTCTGCTCTTAATCTCTTCTAACGCCCAAATAGCATGAGTAATGCCTTCCATTTTCTTATCCTCCTTCATGCTTGTCAACGTCTTATTTAAAGACTGCATACAAATCTCTACAAGCGTTTCAAATTCTGCCTTGCTCAATCTGTTATCTAACATAATAACCTGAACTTGAATACGTTCTAAACGATTTAATGGAATCATATCTGATGATTTGAACTTGTAATAGTCATACTGACCATCACTAAAAGCAAAGTCACATTTTTCTTTCCAATCTGTTTTCTTTAATTCTGCCTGTAGTTTTAAGATGTCATTCTGTAGTACACTGTAGATTTTCCTTACTATTGCCTGTTTCATTTTTCTAATTTATATAATATTTCATAAAATAATCCCGACACAAATATACAACTTCCACTCATTAATAAGCTATGCCACCCATAACCTAATAATAAACTTACTATCAATGTATAAAATCCACCCATACAATAGATACAATCTACCAATGGTTTACGAATTAAATTAGGTATCAACTTTGCAGGTTTCTCAAATATCATTCCATCATAGGTAGCTATCTTGAGCCCATTTACAAAGGCTGCCATAATTAAGATAATCTCTATCATATTGTAATGTTCTGAGTTGTGATAAACACCTGCTCATTAGTATCATTAAATGCCATTGAGAACTCTAATTTAAAACAGGTATAAGTTTCTGAATCAATTATAATATCCTCTTTTGCTGTGATGTCCGCAGCTTCCTCAGTTACCCAAAAATAATAATAAGCATAAGGATGATAGAACGCTGCGTGATCTGATAGGTCAATAGTTAAAATACTATTTGCATCTGATGTAGCTTCAATGCGCTTAATCTTATCTCTACTCTCATCATAAACATAAACCCAGTAATCAGTATTGGCAGCAGGCATCTCTCCTATAACTAAGTTCTGAGGAGTTTCACATTTATTAGGCGCAAGTAAACACTTTGCCGGAGTGCAATTAGAAATACATACTATCATCTGCCTTGTCTATTATAAGGTTTAACACTTTGATGCTTATTACGTTTCTTTTTAGATACTCCACGTTTGCGAGTACCGAATGAAACTTTTGTAGATTCTTTAAGCTGCTTTGCCATATAAATAATCAGCAAATGAATTAATATCAGTAAAAGATTGACCATCTATACTTACTGATAAATCTAATAGGATTACTCCATTATTAGTATAGCTGTGCATCTGATTTTCAGAAATGATTTCATATTCCTTTCCATCTATTGATTCAAATAGATAAGGCATTCCATTCATTTCAAATCCGTTGGTAATTTTAATTATATTCATATTATATATATTTTACTGCTCTTGCCATTTCTACTACTGAACTATCTGCTGCATTTGTTAATTGTATGGAAATGATTATATAATTATCTACTGTTGTATTAAATGTAGCTGAACTTTTACCATTTGCAGCAACATAATCACTATTACCTGATGTGCTTGCAAAAGTACCACTCAAAGTATTTGAATTAATCCTAAATGTTCTTATTCCTTGAGGTAATACTTGACTTGATGCTGCCATAAAAGTAGCTATTAATGTAGCACCTGTTAAACTTGCAGATGTATTTGTATATGCTCTTAAAGATTGATTACCTGCACTACCAGTTTTAAAAGACCTTGCTAATATTTCTAACATACCATTACCTGTAAATGTATTGGCACGGATTAATAAACTTTGTGATAAAGTATCATTAGTAGTACCTGTTACAGCTGTTCCATTTGTAGCACTTAAAGCTATTACTGAAGGATTAGCACTACCACCTGAATATTGTGGAATATTTAATGTACTTCCAACTAATGTTGCAGCACCACTTGTTCCAGTTGTGGTTAATGTTAACGTATCTTGTTTACCTGCTACGATATTAGATACAGTTACCTTTTTAGTTGATCCACTCTGTACGATAGGAACTACCTCAGTACCGGCTAATGGAGTTGAGGCATTGTTTAATTGAGATATTTTTACATTACTCATATTTATTCTGTTATTAAATTATTATTGTCTTCTGTCATTAAAAATTCTAATAGCTCAGTCATTAATTCAGTTTCATCATCATCTATATTCTGCTGAAACAACTGAAACTTTATAATATTACCCCACCTCATATTAATATATTTTATTTAAAACAAAAATATCTGAATAGATACTATTTGTAGCATTATTACTACCCCATTGAACTGTTATATCTAATGTGTTAGGAATCGTTGTATCAAATGTAGTATTATTAACTACGTTAAAAGCGAAGCCCTGAGTTGTAGCGTTAGATGTTTTAACATAATGGAATGTACCTAATGAAACTATCGATGCAGTACCTGTACCTCCAATCTGCCTAATGGTAAAATTTAAGTTCAAAGAAAATACATCATTAGTAATATTACTAATATTTTGAACACCACTATCTAAAAGTATAACCGATCCTGATTTAACCTTTATTCTTATTGTTTGATTATTAGCAGCAGTTAAAATACCTCCTAAAATAGTAGTAAAACTATCACCTACTGCAAAGCCATTCGCAGGTACAGATAAAGTACCTACTCCTCCATTGATTAATGATGTTTCTACATTCGTTCCTGTAATCGGTGTGCTATTAGCTGTCTGTGCAAATAATCCGTAAGCAGTATTAGGTGGAATGCTATTAATCTGATTCTGTAACTTACCAAAGGCTTGAAGCACAGTATCAGTTGCTGATATCGTACCAGTCAACGCAGTATTCAATCCTGTTAGTACAGTATTTCGTACCTTGTTTGAGATGTTGTTTATATTTATTATTAATCCACTCATAAATCAATATCAATTGTTAAATCACTACAAGTATTATAAGTTCCATTCTGAACTAATACGCTATCCACAAACACATCATAATCTATATCTACACAAACTCCAGGAACTGGATTAGTTGTACAGTTATAATTATCAAAGCATTTCTGATTAGCTCTCAACACAATGTTATAATCAACAATCACAACATCCAAATCGTGTCTCATGTTCAATTCCACATTCTCAAATATGCCCGCCAAATCCTCCTTATTCGTTGAATAATTAACCACGTTTACCGCAACCCTATCAACACCGATTACTGGTCTTAATGACGGAATACTTCTACGGTTAATTGCGTTTACTATATTATTCGCTACATATTCCTGAGAGTAGTTATTGTCCTGATAGATATTACGCCCATGAATCATAACTGCACGCATAGGATGGCTATACTGCCGGTAAGCTGATGAACTGATTACACGATCTAAGTCTTCCATTGCAGCAGTACCATTCTTTAAATGGAATATCAATCCGTTTCTAAAATCGTATGATGTAATAAATCTTAGATTATCTTTTCCTGTGTAGATTGCAGGGAATGTCTGTTCATCCTCTGTAATCAGTTCAGTCAAACCCTTTACCTCCTTAAAAATATTTAAGTTAGTTAGGTTAGTATTTATATAACTGATGACAGCTTCAATCATAAATACAAAGTTAATTATTTATTTATATTTTCCAAGAGTATCTCTCTAAATCTTTTAATGATAAATCCCCTCTCACCTTTCGTTAACTTAAACATATTAGGATAACGTTCCAATATACCATCAATTTTACCTGATGGATTATTAGATGATGCTATAAGCTGAACGAATATACTTACACCTGTTTGTGTATTCCTTGCCAATGGATTCTTACCTGCGTTCTGAAACATCCTCCTGAAGTTACCGAACAACCAAAGATTAACCTTACCCCCTGACCCTTTACCTACCGCTTGCTTAAACTGTCCATATCCACCCGCAAAATACGTTGACTTCCTACGTTTACCGTTCTCAAATGTTGGGCTGTTACTGTTCTTACCTCTCGGCGGATTCTTACGTGGCGTGTACTTTGATAAATTACTTGCGTATATTGGCTTCCTACTGTAACTGTATGCATTACCTTCGCCTGGAGTTGCCTTATCAAACACACGCTTTGATTGTCTGCTAATTATCTCATTAGTCAGTTCAAAGTAATTCTTTACATCTATTGATTTACGCAGCTTTTCTAACGTTGCTGCTGTCCATTGATCAGCGTTTTTATAAGTAGCCATAAGCTACGAATATAATAAAATTTATCGAATAATAAAATCTCTATTCCACATATTCAAGTCGTATATCATCGCATCCAATAAGTCGGATTGCTGTGTTAAATCAGATCGGTTATCCTTCATCCTATGCCCATCTGCCTTTGCTTTCACAAACTCACAATCTCGAATCAGTTCCCTATTCTTTGGATGGATTAATATTTCATCGTAGTTGCTGAACATTGCGTTACATAATACCCTCGCTTCCTGATGTGTTGGGTTCGTTGCATTAAGGTGCAATTGATTCAAGCTAATGCCAAACGTTCTAACAACCTTGTCCCAAATCGTAACACCAACCTTACCTAATACGTTTTGACTTCTGCCTGATGTATCACCTGTTACTTGATATAAATTAAAATTTGCCTGATACGGTGTACGTTCCTTTATCATCTTAACAATAGCGTCTATATACTCCATGCCTTGTATCTGTTCAGGCGTTACTACTACACTATCGAAGTAATGAATGTATCTTTTACCATCTTTTACTCCTCTATGTGCTAACGTACAAACAAACGGATTCACGTTGAAGTCAAAGCTAACGTAAACCATATTAGTTGGTTCATACAATGCTAACTCTGAAACGTGCCTCTGCCTGTCGAATGCGTAAAGCCAGTTCATACCTGCAAGCGTTACCCGTTCACAAAGTACCTCCCTTCTAAATGTGTACTTATCATACACTTTCTCCAACGTATTAATGTAATTAGCAGGCAAGTTCTTTTGATTGTCGTAGGTAGTTCC